GCAATACCTGTCGATCCAGCATTGTCAGTTCCATACGACCATTTTTTTTCATCTCGTCTGACAATGTAGGTATCCCTTTTGGTTTGAGGCGTCACAAGAGATTCATACCGAGCCTGAATTACTTGTAACGCACGTCGACGCTCTTGGACCAGCTCATCTTCGACCCATTCCACATCTCCCAAAAAGCTGGCGCACCACAGATAATCGGTCTTACGCACTTCGAGTGTCCATGCGTCCTCCCAATCACCCTCTACGTAAGGTGCGGCGTCGATCGCCAAACCACGACTGGATGCAGCTATCGTGTCTGCAAGCATTCCAGTCGACCCTCCCTTTACGCCGGACGCTATGTGTTCTTCGTGAGTCAGCTCAACCGCCCAATGCCACTCGACAAAACGGGAGGACTGGTCCCCCCATCTCATCGCACAAGTATCAGGTTGCCGAACCAACATATACTCTCTTGGAATACGAAATTCTTGACGAGTTATCTCCTTCTTAACTTCTAAAGGCAAGCGGAAAACCTTAGCCGCTTCCTTATTTAACAAACCACACCCTTCCAACTCTCGACAAGAAATCTTCGCTTCCAAACCATAAGGCAGGACTCCTGTTAAACTATACTTCAAATTCGCCACCTTCTTTCGATGATACCGGAAAAATACTCGAGAGGCCCTTAGCCTCAAACCAGTATCAAGTCCAAAAGGTTTAACAAACTCGTTATATAGAATCCCAAGATCCTCTTCTTCAACTGCTTTAAGAACACCTAAACGTACGACTGGCAGACAAAATACACGCATCTCACCTGCCCAAAAAAAGGTAGAGTTAAGTGAAAAGAACGATGAATGAACGAAAGTCTTACCACTAGACAATTTTAGCCCTAAGCTTTCAACGCCCGTAAACCACCGGCGTATAGCTTGTCTAGGTCCTTTAAAAACGATATCATCTCCGTTTATTCTAACAAGATCGTCAGGAACTTCATTCCGGGTAACAAACCAGCGGAATGCAATATAGTTCTGTAAACAAAGAAGAGGGAACGATAATAATGAACCCATCAACTGTCCTCTCTCGTGGTGGAAGATCTCATGATCAGTCGATTCTATATCTGTCCTTAAACTCCGAAGAGCGAAATTCCAGACAAAGCCAGGGACACTACGCAAAGCTTCACATCCCTGGAGACTCACCAAGATTTCTTCGGCAACTTCGATAACAAGATTATCGGTAGCTGACTCATAATCGCCACTGACAATCTTAAAATCTCCATTACCTTTCGTCCATCCATCGAACTTCTCAACGTTTGCCTCCCCCCGACATAACCATTTCTCACCAGATACAAGATCATAAAGCATTTTATGAAGTGGTTTTAACACCTGGTGATTGCCTTCGTTCATGGTTATACCGCGAGCCTTACCTGCAT